AAATAATAGATTCAAAGTATAAAAAAATGAAAATGGAACAATTTATAGACAAGAAAGAAGCCCGTAAAGATGCTATTGAGGCAGATAAAAAAGGAGAGCAATTACCTGGATTAACTGTAAATAAAATAGAAAGGGTTAGAAAATCATGAGATTATTTGGATTTCAAATAGAAAAAGATAATTTCGAGCTTAATATATTAGGCTTTAGAATAGGATGGTCACTAGAATGTGGTCAAAACTGTAATGATTATGCGATAATGTTCCATATAGGATTTTTAAATCCTGGGATAACACTAATGTTAAGTTGGAGAAGATAATGTCCAGAAGAAGAGAAAGTCAAAAAACTAAAATATTACGATATTTAGAAGAGGGTAACAAAATAAATCCTATGCAAGCATTAAATTTGTTTGGATGTTTCAGGTTATCTGCTGTAATTTTCGATATTAGAGCTGAAAAAGGTTATGAATATATCAAAACTACGAAAATTGAAAATCGTAATGGAAATAAATATGCTGAATATGCAGTAGCATAAATAGCACAAAAAATACTATCTGGGGGGCATATTAATATACCTACCACAACATCATCAATACTTGGCATGTCCCCCATAGATAGTAAGGAGAATTAATGAATAACTTTTTTATATATAACGATGAATGGAAACAGAGATACTTAACTAGGGACATATTGTCAAGAGATTGGGAAATGTTCATAGATGAAGTAAAAACAAGAGGAGTGGGGAGAGATATATATTATTTCCCTTGTTTTAGAGAAGAGTTTTGTGATAAAGTGGTCAAAATGGCTAATGATTTAAATTTATGGGGAAAGATGGGTCATGAATCATATAGAACTAATGATACTTGGCTTAGAAATATAGGATTAGATGATGTTTATAATGAGTTTATAGACGAATATATAGTTGATTTAGTAGAATATGCTTATAAAACAGCAGACAATATGAATGAAAAAGGGTTAAGTAAAGAGTATCAATTTGCTCAAGGAAATGTAGAATCTGATACTGTTATGACAGAAAATTTTATTGTTAAATATATACCTGAAACAGAAAATGATAGCTTATCATGTCACTGTGATGACAGCACTTATAGTTGTCAAGTATCATTAAACAATGCATCAGAGTATACAGGAGGTGGAACTTGGTATACTAAACAAGAGACTTTATTGAAACCACCTAAAGGTTATATGAATGTGCATCCAGGTAGTTTGGGATTTAGACATGGAGCTAGAAGAGTATATTCTGGGAATAGATATACTTTAGTTAGTTTTATAAGACAAGATATTGATTGGGAAAAAATTGAACGAATAAAAGAGGAGGTTAGGTATGCCGAGCAAAAACAAAGCAAGGGGCAATCGACTGGAGAGATTGGTCGTAAACCAAGCAAAAGAAGCGGGACTTGATGCTATAAGAGCTTATGCTAGTAATGGATTAGCAATAGGTGAAGCTGAAGATGTTGATGTGAGGATAGAAGGTTTTAGAGGACAATGTAAAATGCGTAAGAAAATAGCATCACATTTAAAACCTCCTGAAAGTTGTGAGATAGCTCTTGTTAAGGAAGACAGAGAAGATACATTGGTTGTAATGAGGTATCCACAATGGTTAGAATTAATTAAAAAAATAAAAGGTTTAGGCAGAGGCTATATAAGCAATGACAATGAAAAAAAAAGTGAATAACAAATAGTGATTATGTTGAGCGGTAGTATGTATATAGGTCGGAACTCTGCCTAGAAATTATGAAAAGAAAAAAACCAACAAACAAAGAGATAACAATGGTCCTTAATGGATTGATTATGGAAATAGAAGCCATAAAAATCAGAATAACTATGCTTGAAGGTAAAAAGATAGGAGATGAAAAAGATGACAAAAAGTGATTATGAAGCAATAGCTGAAATTATTCGTCATATTTTAGGTGGTAGTAATGTTTATCATGCATTTGTTGACACAATGGTTAACTATATGAAAGCAGAAAACCCACTATTCAATGAGAATAAATTCAGAGAAGCATGTAGAGAAAATCCAGACAAAGATGGTGAAGCAAGAATAAAGACTATTGAAAATAAAGCTGATACGAAAGATGTTGAAGCAAGATTAAGAAAATACCAGAATGATAAATCTGGTATGAGAGCCGCAATGGATAGGATGAATGAAAAATTTAAAAAACTTAACAAAGAAATCAGAGAAGAAAAAAGTAATTTGCAGTAATTGCAAAAAAACATATAAACTGAAGTTCAAGGTAAATGTAAGAGAACAGATGTGGAGATGTAGAATGTGTGGAGCCTTTAATTATTTTTAGGCTCTATGCATTTTTTTTTTACATTTAAAGGATGGTGATTTAGAAAGGTTTTTTGGAGCCACCTTTTTTCATAGTAGAACCAATAGTTTGAAGAGGTAATCCAGTCATATACTCTACACTCCAACCTGGGTTCTCTATTGACCTTTTAATATCTCTAGCAAACCTACCTCCAGGAAATAATGTAGCTGTTGAATAATTAGCCATTTTCTCCCAAGAACCAGATGTCCATGCAATCCATGCGTCTTGACTACTTCTTCCTATCTTACCTACTAAAGGAGGAGTAACCATTTGTAAAGGTCTTAAGTTTTTAGGCCACATAGACTTGTCTCCCCAGAATGCTTTATTTCTTGTTTTTTCATCAGATAAAACAGATCTTATGTTATCGGCTGTAAAATCTAAGTTTTGTTTAGTTAGCTCGTCTTGTAGTAAACCTTGAAACGAAAGCATACTCTCTGTCATGAAGTTTGCT